CATTATCATCATCTGTTAAATGAATCATGTTATCGTCTTTTTTAACGATAATTCCATCTTCATCACTCATAGCTTTGAACACCTTAAGAACTTCTTCTGGTGAAGCGTCAGTCATGTCAATAGTTTCGTCATCATCCATCATGTCATCATCAGCCATCATGTCATCATCAGCCATCATGTCATCATCAGCCATCATGTCATCATCAGCCATCATGTCATCATCACCTAGATCCTGAGTGTCGTCCATAGGTTCTGCAACCCCTTCTACTTCGTCTTCGTCATCAATCGCTGGTTCACTTTGTTCCATTAACGATTCTTTTACTAAAGATTTGATTTCTTCCTTCATTGTTGATTGAAGTATTCCTTGTGCGTTCTCTTTAATAACGTTTTCCAGATTATTAATCTGGAATAGTGTATCCTCTACTAAAGAATTTTTTTTCATTTATTGTTTTGTTTCCATATAAATAGTATTGAAATCAAAAAAATTCAATTAATTCGGTTTTTAAGTAAAAAAAAATGGGGACACAAATGTATCCCCACCTTTTAAAAAATATTAAATTATTTTTTTTTATTCGATAACCTCATCAATTTTACTTTCAGTTATTGATGTGATTCTCCAGTCCATCGTATAATTCTCATATACTTTTGTTACTTTAGCTTCCACGTCAGTTGGACTATACCCCAATACTAACTTCTCTTCTTTTACTTTTCTAACTTTACCAGTCTCACTATCCAATAAGTCGGAAGTGATTTTGGTCACAAAATACATTTGTCCTTGTTCCATAATTTTATTAATTTATTAATTTAGAACAAAAATAAAACTTATTTTTTTATTTGTCAAGAAATGAAGATAATTTATCCATTAAACTTTTTGTTTTGTCTATAGATGATGATTCTACTCCGGTAGCTCTTTCTATATTCATTTTCTTTTCCTCATCTAAATTTTCTTCATATTTAGATCGATCATCTTTATTTAAAAATAGATAAGCTCCTGGGGTTGACGGTGATGAAACTAAGTCAAAACAAATTAATTCAAAATCATCCTGAACTTCGTTTCTGTCCCCCACCTTTTTTAAGGAACCAACACCTCTAGATGAAATACCAAGTGTAACCCCTTGTCTAAGGTAGTTAGCCGCTATATCACCTTTTGTTGAACATATCCCACTCTCATGAAACCCAGGACTAGTTAGTAATCTTAGTTTACCAAGTAATACCGGACCATCCCACCATATGTCTGTAATGATGTGTGACGCACGATCTAAATCTATAAGAGATGACTCTGGGTGATTTAACTCAGATAACGAAATACCCTTATCAATCATCTTTTTGTAATTATCCGATTCCCTCATCAATATGTTCTTAGGGTATACACGTCCATTTCTATTTGGTGTGTCATACTTCTGGAGTACAGCGTAGAACTCAAATGGTTTTGAATGGTCCATAAAACTTTTGGATTCCATTATATAGTGGTTGTTTTCCGACTTAGGATTTATATACCCAGCGTCGTACTCAATTAGAATACCCTTACCGGTTTCATTAGGTGCTAATATTTTCATTTCGAAGTTTTATAATAAATATTAAACTTTTTCTGTTTTTATCTTAACCTCTTTATAATTTCCATTTTTGGTTAGATAAAAATCAAAATGTGTGTTATTATTTAAAACCTCAGAATATATTCTTTTAAGTAAATTTTTTAATGATTTTTTTATTTCGTTTGATTTAAAATCCATATTTTCCGTTAAATATAGATTTATTTCTAGATTCATAAATGATTTTTTATTAATCTGAATCCCACTAGATCTTAAATCAAGATCAACAATGTAATTTTTATTGAATAATGATGTATCTAAATTATTATATATTGAATGTTTAACTGATCTACTCATGTTCATGATGACTCTAGGCCAGTTTTCAGACTCGTATTTGGGTTCAACCCAGGTCTGTAAATTTAGATATAAAGATTTTAAATTTTTTGAGTCAACAGTTCCGTATAAAACTTTTGAATTTTTAAAACCATCTATTTTTGACGTTTTTCCTTTTTTCATTTCTATTTTTCATAGTATATTTGTTTATTTTTTAATAAGTTTACGAAAAATTTGTATATATATCAATATAATAAACATTTAATTTGAATTATGTTAATAGTTAAGGTAAGAAAAAATGAAATTGAGAAAGCTCTTAAAGAATTGAAGAGTAAGGTAATTAAAACAAGACAGAATAGTTTTCTAAATGATCGAAAAGAATACAAAAAAAAATCTGTCGTAAAAAGACAGATTTTAAATAAAGCTATATACAGAGAAAAATTTAAAAACAAAAATTAAAGATCCTCATTTAGTCTTTTTAATTTAACGTAAGATACTTTTGAAAAGTCCTCACCCTCAATTTTAGATATTGTCTCGTCAATGGTTTTTATCACATCAGTGTTTGACTCCGACAATTTTAACTTATTTAATCTGTTAATTGAATTTTCTTTTATAAAGTTAAACTCAACCATTAATTTATTCTCATCCTCACTTATTAATTTTTTAACTTCATTTTTTTCTGATTCAGATAATGTGTCTAGATAATCGTTAACAGTTTTGTTAGCTATGTTCATTAAATTAGATAAAGTTACATTAGGTTTTGATTCAGTTATATTTTGAGTATCCATTAAATTTGTTAAAATATTTTTTTTACTTTTAACTTTTTCCTCAAGTTTTGTGACGTTAGTGGTAAAAAGGTTGTCAATATCAACATATCTATTTTCCGATTTTAAATGTCCAATCCACATGTTGATTTCATCCAAGTCTGACTTTGTTATATTTTTTTTAATTGATTTAAATTCGGAAATACTTTCAGTTATAAAATCATTACCAACAGATTCTGATAAACCTTTTTTTGATGATAATTCATCATACATTAGGTACAACTTACTTAAATTTTTATTATTTAAAATTAATTGTTCGAAAACAAATAAATCCTTCTTCATTGTGTTATTGACATATGAGTGAACCAGTTTGTCCTCAATTTTTGTTTTTAATATACCAAATTCCATGATCTTTTTTAGTATAAATATTACCCATTTAACAATTTATCTAACTCTTCCGAAATTTCACCCAAAGAATTATTTTTATTGTGGTTAAAATACTCATCAAACGTTGTGTTATTATCCTCGAATAATAAACCTAATTTTCTTGGTGTTACCTCATCAGCTAACGGTTCTTCAGGTCCTGGAGGTGGTGGAGGTGGTGGTGGAGCTCCCCCACCTGGTGGAGGTGGTGATGATGGTCCACCAGCTGTTGGTGTTGTTGGTTGTGTACTACCGGTTACCGTTTTATATAACCTATCTACGTTATCGAATATTCCAGTCCTGGTAATAACCGTAGCGGTATTATCGAGTTCAGCTGAAATAGCTCTCTCCATTCTAATTTGATTAATGTCAAGTTTAATATCCTCATCAGACATACCAAGAATATGTTTCTTAGCCCACGTCGCTGACGTTGGTTGTATTGACTTAGGTATTTCACCCACACAATCTTTATAAAGTAACATTTTTTCTTTCCAAACCTCAACCATTAACAAGTCAGCTTGTTTAGATGGGTTTGTTAACCCTAATGTAAAGTTTTGTAATTCATCCTCAAATCCCATTAGGAATAAGTGAATAATAGCGATTTTATTTAATTCAGCTAAAATACTTTTTTGTATTTTATTTATTGTTCTAGCAAATCTAATATCCAGTAACGATAAATTTTTACCATCACCAACGACCTCCTCAAAACCTAAATAAGCTTTTGGTATTCTTAAAGCGGTAACCAATTTCTTTTGGATATACTCAATATCCGCGATTTCAGATAGGTTTGTACCACCTGGTAATGTTTCTATCGGCATTGTTTGGGCTGGATCTCTAACAGGAATAAAATAATCCTGATCGACCGCCATCTGATTAAATCGTAAGTCAACATTACCAGTTTTGTTGTCAACAACTTGGTCACGTTTAAATTTATTCGCTACACGTTGTACATAAGCTTCAACATCCTTATCGTCCATGTTACCAACATAAACTTTAAACACTCTACGTTCTGGTGCTCTCGATGTTCTATATATTAACATAGCGTCCTCAGCTAGTACAAGTTGTTTCCATATACGTCTCGCTTTCTCCAACATAGATGTACCGTATGGTAATTTTCTATCATCACCAAGTAATCTGAAGTGAGCTATTTCCCAAGTGTTGAATTCCATATCTTTCGCTTTCCAGTGAAATCTAACACCCTTAGCTTTTGGATCCGGTGAAGCGTTTATTGACATAGCTTCTGTACCCCTCTCCAAACGTTCAATCTCAATGTTTGGTAATTGTATACACCCAACAATACCCTTTTCTTGGTCCAATTTAAGGTACACAAAGTTATCACCATACTTACATGTATTTCTAATCCACATTTGTAGATTGGTATTAATGTCTAATGTGTTATTAAACAAATCGGCTAATATTCCCTTAATCCTTTTTGACTCGGAATAGATTTGTAATATGTGACCATCTTGATTTGGTGTTGTAGATTCCTCAGAATAGATATCCAAAGCGGTCGATATTTCTGGGGTGTATTCCATTGATTCGTAATCATAGAACGCCGCTATACGATTTGGTTCATAGTAAACCGCTTGGGTGTACAAATTATTTTCAACTTTTTGCCACTGACTGGATAAATAAAACGATTGTTGGAGTTGTAATTTTTCTCTTTCGTACGTTTCCTTGTCCGTGGTTTTTAATAGTTCTTTTTTATCGAATTTATATGACGGATAATCCATACCCAGTAAGGAGTTTGGTCCAAACGTTTTGGATAACTTCTGCCATATTGTTAAATTTTTATTTTGTTCCATGGTTATAATTTAAACATTTTTTAATAAATATAAATAATTCCTAAACACAAGGTCCAATCTCTGTAATGTTTAATCCCTTACACATGTAGTCAAAACCGGATGTTGAACAAATAGATACAGTATCAAACGGACCTACAGTATAAAATCCTCTATCACCAAAACAATCAATGTAGTAAACTTCACAAGGTGCTCCTAGTGGATTGTAAATCTCATATTCTATACATACACCAAGACCACATAATTCGTCACAAACACCATTATCAATTACCTCAACAATTGAACCTCTACACCCTGATGTTAGGATAAAACTACTCTGATCTTTTGTACACACATAGTTATCCCCCACGTTAAGAGTTACTTCATTATTATTGTCCTCACAATCCATATATCTTGCAACACACCTATCTTCACGACCACTAAAACTATAAATAAAATTATAACATTTACACTCTGGTAATCCACTTGGTGTTGGGGTCATTGTTGGGGTTACAGTAGGTGTTTGTGTTGGGGTTACAGTAGGTGTTTGTGTTGGGGT